TTCTAATTCTTTTGGCTCTTGATAGTGCAGTATCATACCCCTTGATTTGACCTCTAGTCGTCCATAGCCAGCTTGCTCTAGCTGAGTAAGTAGGGTACGGGCGATAGATGTATTTACTTTTTCCCCATTAATTTTACGCCCGCCGAATTTTTGGGCAACGTCCCGAGGCTTGATTTGGCCTGCGCTTTTGACAATCTCCCATATCTCAGATAAAATTCCCTGTACTGGATTTTCGTCCTGAGATGTAACTCCTTGAATTGTCAAGAATTGACTGATATAGAAGTCGGTCATCTTAGCAGCTTTAATAGCTGTTTGTACAGGAATACTGTAAAGATTAGTATTATCTGGATCAAATATCCAATTCAGAAGATGGATACTTAATGTAAGCCTTAAAAAAGTCTTCATTTGCTTTCCTAGATAGGAAGCAAATGATGGATTAATCGCTCGATACTTCTTAATAAGTATCTCGTAGTGATACTTGATACCCCAGGCATAACTTTCTCCGATTTCGCTAAACCAGCAATTATGAGGATCGACAATCCCATCCTCATCAGCTTCTAGGCTAATTCCACTGATTTGATTGACCAGTGTTTCGATACACTCATCGATAGAATTAGGGTCTTCTGGCGGCTTACCAGGACGAGGATCAAGGGGTTCATGTAGCAAGAAAAGATACCGAGAAACTGCCCCATCGACATCATTAGATAAATCAAGATATTTCCTAAGTTTCTCGACTTGTATCCCACCTAATTTATTAAGTGTTTGCCCATCTAAATAGTATCGATTGTCTTTGTTTACGCGGTCAAAAGTATTTCGGATAGGGCCATTCCAGTTGCTTAAGTCTCGTTGCCGGTCGTTACCTTTACCACCTGATCGGTACTGATTTAATCCTTCAAAAAATCCCGATAATTCGTCATATACGACTACCCCACCTTGCCAAGAAGGTTGCGAGGACATCGTTTTTAAGATGCCATCAAGAGTACCTTCATCATAAAACCACCGACGCGCCTGACAGTGTTCTTTTTCGTAAAGACGAGGGTTGATTTCAGCGTTTGTTTTGTTTGCCTTGCGATCTGATGCTGACATCTCTTGCCACGCAGCTTTTAGATCGTCTAGTGTGGATTGTTCCTTAGTAACTCTTTTCTGCTCGGCTAAATCTTTTCTTTTCAAAACCCGACAAACTTCGTTTTGAGTGAGGGTTTTTCCAGTAGAAACCCCGCCTAAATCTGCACAATAGAAGATCGGGTATTCCTTCCAGCATTCCCTTTCTCTTGCAGTAGTTCGGAGGTTAATTGCAAACCGACTTCCTAAAATAGCTCCTAGTATTGGCCATAAAGAATGCAGTAATCTGATTGGGGGTTGATTTAATGTCTTGGCACGGCTTATAATCGCTTCGGCTAAAGGTTTCGGAAGTATCTCAAAAAGATCAATCTCTTTCTGCTGATAATGCTTACCTTTCAGGAACCCTTCTAATCCTGATTTGATAGCGTCCCCTTCTGCTATTTCTGTTTTACGGATTTCAATTAAATGTCGTATGTCCGATGGTTTCTTACCAGTGGCTTTTGCCCACAGATCAACTTTTTCTTGCCACTGAGTTCGGGTGATTTCTTCCTGACCAATACAGCCGTCAATAGCTGTTATTAGGTCTTGAAAAGTCATCGTTTCTTTTGCTATGGTTTCTTTTTCTTTTCTCTCTTTTATTTCTTTTGGCTTATCAACTATTGAAGTTAGTAATGTATCGAGAGTTACCTTCTTTTCCTCAATCCAATTAAGAATATCTACCCCTTGAGAATCTGGTAGATGATCCCACAAAGGAGAATCTGGATAGGCATAAAGCCATTTTGCATCGGGGAAATCTTGATAAATTTTCTGGCAGTGAGCCACCCCCCCTTTGTCACGATCAGGGCATAAAATCAGATTTGCTCCCCTTAAAGCTTCTGTGTGGGACGGTTGCCATTTTTTTGATCCGCCTATATTACAAGTGGCAACTAATCCTAGAGATTCAAGCTTTTCTACTTTAGTCTCACCCTCAACTACAAATATCTGGGTCCCTTCTTTAATAGCCTTTTCTAGGCGGTCTTGACGATAAAGAGGTATATCTTTGTACTCAATATCATCTATGCCCCACTCCCAAGTTTTACCATTGTCTGTAGAGTGCTGCTGTTTAATATCCTTTTTCCAGATTCCATCTTCTTGATAGTCCTTCCGGTACACGCGGATTCTCACCCCACTAGCAAGGGGAGGATAAAGAAAATATTGGGTTTTTTCTTTTTTATAGCCAGAAAACTTGACTTCTTTCTTAAAATAGTAGATTGGCTTACCCTGACTATCTAATTTAGAAGATTTTTCCCATCCTGCTGCGGGTTCGTGATCTCGGTTGCAGACCGAGAGTAAATTGCCGTCTTCAGATGTGTACATATAGCACCAATCAGGCTTACCACAGTGGGGGCAAGGATTGTTTTTATCGATCTTGACACGGTTCGAGGATTGTGTTACCATAAATGTTATTGAAATAAAAGAAAAGTGTGTTGTTTACACGACCCGCCTCTGAGCGGGTTTTTTGTTGGGTGGATAAGGTGGACTAGAACAAATCAAGGTATCTGCTATTCTAGCAGAATTTTCTTGATCGGTAAATACTACACTTACACTACACCTGTAAATCCTTGCTACGCTTAGGTTTTAGATTTATGCAAAGAGTTGTAAAAGGCATTTTCGCCCTCTTTTCTGGCACTGAGTTCGGCATCAATGGGGATAGAAAGGTAGGACTTTAGTGCAATTTCAATTGCCTCTTGGGTTTTTAAGCCTAAAGCGTCTGACCTTTGACACATCTCAGCCCATAGCTCTTTTTTAACCCGGATTGACACAACTTTTATTGGAGCATCTTGATTGGCAGACATGGCTTAATTTACAGAATTTTCTATATTGTATCATAAAAGTCGAGATTGCTTGTAAGTTTTTTGTAAGTTTTTTGTAAGGTAGTGTAAGATAAAGGTATCTTATCAAAATACACTTTTATGGCTACACCACGATTCAATAGCGACGGAACACCCCGCAAACGAGTAAAAGCTTCGGCTCTGACAGAAAAAGGGATAAGCAAAATGTCCGATACTATTAAGGCAAAAAGGATGGGGCTAGGCATGACCCAAGCCGAATTTACTGAGTGGATACTAAAAGAAGGCCGGCGATTGGGATTACCTGGCACAGAATTTTCTGGGGGAGCGGTTCAAAACTGGGAGCTAAAAAATATCGCTAGTTGCCCTGATCTAGGGAATATGCGATTACTAGCTGCTGTATTTGGTCTTGATACAGATTCTTTTGTGAATTATCTTAATGGCGACTGGCCAACAATTCAGGATTTTCTAAAAGATCCAATCAATCAAAAAAAGGATTGTGTTAAAAATCCTAATTTAGTTCCCGAACTTTTTCAGGAAGCTGATACTCAAGTTAAAGCAAAGCTTGTAATTGAAGAAGTTAAGTCTCTTTACTCAAGGCTAGATGAGTTACAGAAGATGATTAAAGAGATCGATCTAGAAGATGTGAAAGCTTTTCTGTGTTCCGCCCCAAAAGATTTACAGAAAGAGGTTTATCAATATTTACAGGAGAAACTGATCGGAGCATAACAAGAAAGAACAGGGGGTTAACCCTCTGTTTTTTATTTGAGATTTATTGAAACATATCATTTGTTGCTTGATATGTTCTAACTGGAGTAAATCCTTCTTTATCTTTTCGGTTAATTCCATAGTCACTTAAGTACGGACCGTAAAGGGGAATACTTTCTAAATGCCTATAATAATCCTTTAAGTTCCATCGGCTGCCATCAGAAAATACATAAACTGTATATCCGTAAACTATTTCAATTTTTTCTAGACTCCCAAGTATTCTTTTTGAATGAACACTTCTAAAAATCTTTTTTTCTGCCTGTTTTTTTTCTTGTTCTATTTTTTCTGGACTCAGTTGTACAGGGTCAGGACAAAGCCACTCTGTTTCACGAGCAGGACAATCTGAAGAGACGAAAAAATACATAATACTCCTAATTGTTTTGATTTTTTAACTAATTATTGATCACTTACATATGATAACTGATAACTAAGAATTTGTATATCAAGTGTAATGCGCCCTATCTCAATTAATAAAACTTTAATCGTTTCTAATGCGCATCTTGCTTCTACACAGTCTAAAGACACTAATTTATCAAGCATTTGTTCATAGAGAATCGCTTTTCCCTCTTTATTGAAGCCATTAGCATCTTCTAGCTCTAATAATTTTTCGATCATTTCTTGAAGCTGAAAAGAGGCTGGCTCATTTAATATTAGTGGCTTTGTCATTGTTTTACTCCTAATTGTTTTGATTTTTAGTTGATAACTGATAGCTAATTTTAAACTAATCTAACTTAGATAGTAAAGTTTCAATTGTCTTTAGCGCATTCCCTGCTGCTACACATCCGTCTTGAGAAGCTAAAAGCGACAAATCTAAAAGCATTAGTTCAAAAAAGACTGTTTTTTTTTCTTTGCTAGAAAAGGGAAAAATATCGTGGACTTTATCTGCTAGTTTTGTGGCCATCAGTAGAATTTCGGGGTTGAGTGCATTTTTTTGGTTCATCGGGTTCTTTTAATTTATTTAGCAATTTTTTACTGATAACTGACAACTAATCCTAACTTAATCTCTCTACAAAATCAATAAGTTTTTCCCATAACTCTTTGGGAAAGTCCACACTCATTGTATCATCGTCTGTTTGCTTTGCATTTCCTTCGGTTGCTAAAGTCATTAATAGATATTTAACTTCTTTAGCTTTCGGAGTAAGTTTAATGGGTTTTGGTTCTAATTCGTCACTGGGTTTTACGCTTCCATCAGAGTCCAAAAAAGTTGGATTTTTAGACTCTATAAGGTTAGCTGCTATAGATTGAACTAATTCTCCAGTGGCTTTTATCCCTTTTTCTTCTGCCATAGCTACAGTCTCTAAAAGAACATTTTCTTTCTCTGAAAGTGTTAGTTCATTTTTCCTTACAAGATTGTGTAAAGTCGTTTCCGATACTTTACCTTCGATTGCTTTTAATGTCGGACTAGACATCGAGGAAATCTCTAAAGTTCGGTTATAGTCCGATTTTTTCCATCCTGTTTTTTCGCAAAACTGTTGGCAGGACTGTTCTTCAGTTAAGCCACCTAATTTGTCCTCGTGTAGATGTCTTTTGATTAGCTTTGCTTTATCATACACCGATAGTTTTTCGCTATCAGTGCCGTAAGAGAGCATTTGATACTCTAAATCACGGACGGTCAGACCTGATGCTAGAGGCTTAATAATTGCCAAAACATTAGGAACAATAATCTCTTGAGAGGCTAAAAGCAACCAAGCTAATACCCTTCGATGCCCGTCCATAGGAAACAATCTATCGCCGTCTGCAATCAAGTGTAAAGGTTGATAGATTACGCCTGATGCCAGTATCTTATCGGCTAGTTCTTGAATTAACTCCAAGTCGTAGGTAACGCGGGTATTCCATCCGTTTTCCCCTGAGATGGACTCGATTAAATCGAGGCTAAAGGTTAAAAGAGTTTCATCAGGCAAGACGTGCATTTTGCCGTCGTTATAAAGCCCTATTCTTGGTCCGACAAAGTGACCATTGGCTAATCTAAAAGAAATTAGCTGGGGATCGACTACGATTAACTCTCCTCTTGCAGACCCATAAGTTCTGATTTTGTCTCTTGATTTTGCGCTCATTTTGTTACTCCTCAGTTGTGATTATTTTTAGTTGTTTCTTGCTTTATTCGTGGTCCCATCAATGGGAGAATGACATAACCCTCCTCTACAAGGTAACTAGCTATAACAAGAGATTGCAGAAAAAGACAATAGTTTTTCTTGAAAAGATTAGGTATTGCTACACCTGTTAAAATCGAAAAGATAAACTGGAATATAGCAGTTTTAAAACGCCAAAAACATCCTACTTTCCTATTTGAATCAGCGTCAATAAATGCACCGCTTAAAAGACATTCTATATCATTGTCATCTGCTTTAATTACGCTTTCATAAACTCCTTCTAGTAGTTTTGATGCAAAGGGGTTTTTTGATGTTTTAAGAACTAAGCGATCGACATATTGCTTGGCTTCTGTTGGCAACTCAGCGTAGCTTAAGTTGATTAGCACTCGATAGGTCAGGTTTTTCATTTTTTTACTCCTTAGTTGTATTGTCGGTTATTTCTTTATACCAGCTTTTTTCTGCTAGAAAAATCGACGCTAGTGTTAAAGCTTCTCTGAAAAGATCAAAATCTTTTTTAAGAGGAGAAGGAATAGCAACTCCTGTACATATAGGCATAAGAATAGTTATAGCCCAAAATTTAACCCGATTAATAAAAGAGAGATTCCATTTACCATCGAATAAGTACAGATAGACGTATCCTTTTTGTATATCTCCTTCCCACCACCAGATTAATATCTCGTTAGTTATTTGGCTAGTTTGAGATTTTTTTAATAAATCATCAATCCAATTTTTTGAGTCAAGAGATAATTCGAGATATTTATTTTTAATCATAAGCTTATATAGCTCCTCTTTGAGATGCGAGTTGATGTTCACTGTTTTACTCCCCAATTGTGCTAGTTTTTACTTTTAAGGCATTTTTAGGTCTTCATAGCGTTTTCCCCATTCGTTAACAAGAATCGTAATTTCTGGAAGATTAATCGCTTTACCTTTAATCCATATATACGGATTATTTGATTCTGATAAACTTGTTAATGTTTCAAATAGCAAGTTTGTAGATTTCAATTCTACAAATGTTAAATTAATCTTGATTACTTTTTTAGTCTTGCCAGAATCGCAAGTAATCTCAAAATCTGCCTTTAATTGCTGTACTTGATTAATGCCTACACTAAAAACTAGGTTAGCTACCAATCCATGCAAGCAAATATTTTCGACTTGCCCTGTACTTAAAACTTTCCATTGGTTTTTGCTGCTTTCAACTAAGATTTCTTGTATTTGCTGGGAAGTCAGTTCATCCCACCAATCACGACTTAAGAGATTCAGATTCATTTAATACTCCTTAATGCCATTAACTGTTCTGGGTTATATTCCATAAAAAGATGTAAATTAGGAGCCACGATGGATAAAGCTTTAACTTGTCGTTCTAAACTCCAATCTTTCATTAATTCTTCTTGATGTGTCATTGGTTTACTCCTAATGGTTTTTAAGTGAATTACTTTCATCGTCTAACAAAACGCTAGGATCAGCGCTGTGTAAAGAAAAAATGGTTAGCCACGGACACTGATAAAAAAAACGCTTACCGCAAAACCTCGGAGAAAACGGAAAATACTTCCAGTATTTTATTGGCCTTGCTATTAACCGATATTGTTGTCCTAAAAAGATAAAATCTGTCATGTCATCTTCTGGAGATCGGAGCATTTTGATTATTTTGAAAACTGGGAACACAGACATTGATTTACTCCTAATAAGTTGCTGATAACTGACAACTGACAACTGGCAACTAATTAAAAATCTTCACTGAGAAGTTCACCAGGATCAATATTTTCACTGCAAACTTCTATTACTGGCTTTAGCCTTGCGTCTATAGCTTTTTTCAGGAGGTCGGCTAATTCTTTTTCAGAGGTTGCTTGTTGGGCGATTTGCAAAGCTTCTGGTTGAGGTAATCCTTGATTTACAGCCCAAGTAATTCCAGCCTGCTTGCGATCCTCTGACAGTGATTGCGAAGCGTTGAACAATTTTACGTTTCCCGTTGACGCAGGAGTTAGAGTTCTGACAGGTTCTACATTTCCCGTAAATTGTTGAAAGGCTTTTGTTTCAATGACTTCTAGAACTTGAGACGCTCTGCTAGGGTGAACACGGATTGATAAAAGACTAAAAGTCTTTCGTCCCCTTTTTCCGTCTGGTAAGGGATAAGATAGCTCTCTTGACCCGCGTTCTAATAGAAAAGGGATACCAATCAAACTACCAGCCGATGTTTCAATAGCTAGTAGTTGCTCTGTTAGTCCAATAATATCCCACTTTGAATGGGTTTCGACTTCAAAGTATCCTAGTTCACCTAATTTAGGTAAAACAATCTGCAATCGCCCAACTTGCTTGCATTTACACCCTGAATAACTTCCGTCAGGATTTTGTTGTCGTTTGCACGGGATGGGATTAGTGGCAATCATTTTGCCAGCTTGTTGGTAGATATGTTGCTTTTCCTCGTCGCACCGAATCATTAACCCAGAGGTTTTTAAATCTTTATCATTCCACTGTTCCATCCAACAAGGAAATACTTGGTCTGTATAAGGAAAAGGTAACAAGCAATCTAATTGCTTTGGTTCTTTCCCGTAAATAGCGGCAAATTTTTCGTTGATTCCTTGAATATCAGAATCAATGCGAAAATATTCTAAATCATCTCCGCTTATTAGAGTGCCAGGTCTTTTAGGGTTTTCTTTTTTTTCTCCCCCTTTGCGAATTATACCCAGTCTAAGGAACCGGGCTTGTCTTGTTGTCAAAGATTTTATAGGCATTGTTTTTACTCCTAAAAAGGAAGGTTGCTAGGGTCGCTAAATCTATAAGAGGAAGGAAACTCGTCTGTTTCTTTACCAGCAAAATACTTGACCACACTTGGGCAAGTGACATCATGAGCCTCTGTTACTTCCAGAAGTTTTGACATAACTACTCGCTGTGCTTGATTTAAAAGAAATTCATAGCAAGCATCAGCATCTTCGTCGTCTTCTGGTTTCCCATGAATATTTATACTCACATTCACAGACTCAAAGTTACCAAGATTGACTTTCTGGCTATAATCTACCGAGATATGGGTGATAAGCATCTCTCCTCTAAAATTTGATTAATACAATCTTATAGTAGATTGCTAGAATTGTCAAGCATTTTTAAGAAAAAACTTGCAAAAAACTTACAAAAAGATAATAGTACAAAAGAACTAAGTTATTATCGTTAATAGATTGTAGATAAGGATATTAACAATGGAAGTCTTGATAAATATAGGTTTCAGGCTTTGTTAATACTGTTAACGCTATTTCCCAATATTATTTTCCTTGCTTCTCTTATTGTCCAGTTCGTTTATCTGGTTAGCGCTGCTCGTCAAATTGGCTTAAGCCGATTTTGCTTGATTAAGTGCGGTGGGGAGCGATTCGGATTGGCGATGATGGGACGTGAGGATTATCCCCCTTTGCCTCATATCCAAAAAAGGGGGAGTTATTATATCTTCTTTTCTTTTTTTCCCATAAAGCATCAACGGTATCAACAAACCTTGAAACCTAGTCAAGGTAAAGGTTTCGATTGTTAATAAGGTTATTAACAATCGAATTACAAAAGAACAGAAGATATACTTAGCGTATTTAAATTAAATACTGCTATCTGCTTAGATGATCGTTGCTAGTGATTCTTTAAAAGGCACTGGATAGCTTGAATTTTGAAAAACTCGTACTGTGTAAGCTGTTTGGACTGACCCCCAATCGGCTATTTGTTGCGATTCTGTGTAAACGACGCTTCGGGCCGACGATACTGACCATTCTCGTTTTACCGTCGCCCCGTCGTAAATTCTGACTACATAGCTGTCCAATTCTCCTGCTGCGTAAGCAATGTCGATATAGTCGATCCAACGACCATTTAACCGCGTCCGTCGATACCAAGTAATAATTAAATCGTTATTATCTTTTTCGCCTCTTACAGCACAAGGGAAAGGCTTTAATCCTTCTAAGGTGATTGTGTGAGAGACTTCTTCCTCTATATCAGTTTCAAGCAGTCCATTAGGGACTACTTTTAATAAATATTCTCGATTAATATCAGAAAGGTTTAAGGGGAATCGAACTAAATAATTAGTTAGTAACACAAATTTTTCCCCTATTATATGCTTAGAGATAGCTGGTTCAGTTCCTTTGACTCCACGAATTGTATATGAAATATCAAAGGTTAAAGGATTGCTGGACACAATAGTAGCATTTTTAAAAGCTATAATTTCTCCGGTAGAGAACCAGCCTAATTGTTTGCCCGATAGAAATGTTTCAAGAGTAACTGGCTCTAATTGCCCTGAATTCATGCTTACTCGTATCCAATTTAAATCATCAATAAAATTAGGAGAAGCGTTGTTAAAATTTGGGGAGAAGCTTAATACAGTACCAGTTACGCTGTTGACAACATTACCAACAGCAAAATCATAGCTTAATCCGTTGTCATCAGAATAAAATAAGGCTCCTTTCCTAAAACTAGAGTTACCTTCAATTGCCACATAAATTCCTATGTCCGCATCTCGGCTGTTAACTATTGGGCATTCAATAGGAATAGCGTTAGCGCGTCCGTAGGGACGAGGAGTGTTATTGTCTGGCGGAAATTCGTTATCTATAGGAATATCTGGCAAATATCCTACTCCTTGAAATCGAGTAGCTTCAATTTCAATTAAATAATTTACTCCTCTTACTTTCTTTGTAATTTGCATCAATTCTTGATGATAATTGTTATTATCATTAGTAAAAATTACATCCCCAACCTTTAAATTTTCCCATGCTGGTAATAAAAACATTTTTGAGAAAGTTTTTGATTGCGTTTTCCCTAAAAAAAGAATTCTTGAGGCGGTATTCATAAAAAACATATCTATATCTATTAGC